CTAAAGCTCCACCAACCAAACAAATTCCATAAGAATTATGATTGTATCCTTTAACATGTGCAGGTACTTCGTTATCCAAACGTCCTTGTTCTATTTCTCCGTCACGTTTGATAACTCTGTGATAGCCGACCTTCAGCCAACCATTACTTCTATGTACTCTGTCTATCCATTTAACATCAACATCTTTTTGTGATGGTCTCGTTTGAGAACAATGGATTACAATATATTTAGTTTCTTCTCTCATTTTTTATTTCCTCTAACCATTCTTTTGGAAATGGTGTTTTTGTTGATTGAACGCAGTGGTATTTAAAATTAAAAAGTTCACACCACTTTGCGTATGTTGTTTGTGATTTTTTTCCTATTTTAGTTTTTGAATTAGAAAAGATAAAACGAATATCTAATTTAGGGTGTTGTGCCTTTATTAGTTTATGCTTCTTTCTATCTTGTGAATTGAAAACACCTTTGGCTTCCACAATAAAACTATTATTTATTGGGAAGTCAGGCGTATAAGTTTTTTTAAAAGTTGGAACTTCAAAAGTTATCTTCATACCTTCGTATGTAAAATGTACTTTTTGTTTTTTTAGATAGTTGTAGACAACTTCTTCAAGTCCACTTTTTAATTCAACTTTCTTAGAAATCCGAACTCGTTTGAACTTTTGTCGAAACATCTGAGTTCGCCTTTCCTATAGTAGCTTCAGGTTTACTTTCAAATCCATCTTCTTCTTTGAAAATGTTTTGAGATTTTCCTTCAACTAATTTAATGATTTGAACAGCTTTCAATCTTGCACTTACTCCTGCACCAAGTAATGGTGTGAAATAAGGAATTAACTGGTAAGCTATTTTCATTGTTGAACCACCCCAAATGCTAGTCGTTGGCGATATAGGGTTTTTCTTCGCATCAAAAAGCATTGGTCTTTGGGTAAACTTTTCATTAGTTTTCCTATTAAGACCTGACGCTTTCATTTTGTATTTAAAGAAAACGAAACCGCTTTCTTCTTTGTATGGTTTAGGTGCTGACTTAACTTTTTTGCCTTTATTATCTTTTTCGGCTTTCGCTAGAGCATCTTCACATGCTTGGTCTATTTCTTTAACCATAGCTGAAGCGTCTGATTTAGCGACTTTTAAAGTTACCTTGTATTCGCCTAGTTCGTTAAATCGAACATCAGGTTTAACAAGATGGGGATATAAACTCTCCCCAGTAACACTTACCTTTGTAGGTATATCACTCATGTTTTCTCCTATTGATTGTTAATGAGAACTAACTGTTTAGTTAGCTATAAGTGGAACTTAATGTACCCACTAGTGCATATACCTACGTTTTAAAAAAAGGATATTAGATACAGAAAAATACCGATTTCTTAACTTGCTCTAAATCAAGGCTTCCTCTTGATGGTATCTCAGGAAACTTCTTTAGATTTTTAGCTGATAACATTGCTTTCATTTCATTAGCAAAATTTAATAAAACATCTTCTTTATAAATTTCACAAAACGCATCACGAATAGCATCTGCCATTATTCTACTATCAGCAACTGTAGCTCCATAGCTATCATGTATCATTGAAAAGTTATCAACGCCTTTTGCTTTAGCTTTAACGACAGCTAATTGTAAACAGGCACTATCTAAACTGTGAATGAGATTAGGACATACCGATAAGGCTTGTCTTCTTTTATCTATCTCATCAGTTTCACTAGCTATTGATAACTTAACTATACTATCTCCCATTTTAGTTTTGACACGTTTACTTTCTTTTTTGTAACACGTCATCATTACAGGAAATCCTACAGGTGTAGTCCAACACACAGGTAAATTTTCTGATGCTACTAATCTAGAAACAGTTTTTAGAAATGTCATAGTATCTCTAGCCTTAACAACAACATCATGGATACTTTGCCAAATGATTGGTGTTAAATATTGAGTAGCTTTAAACAAGTCTTCTCCAAAGTCATGTTTAGTACCACGTTCATTTAATTCTTTAACAACATGGTCTTCTAGATATTGTCTACAAGAATACCTTGTTAATGAATATGGTAAACACATCACTGGCTTCTTACAGATTTTTCTATCAACTCCATAAGCTAACCATTTCTTTGCCATCTCATCTGTTTTTGTTTTTAGTTTTTCAATAGTTTTCATTGCAACTAAATTATAAACATCATTAGGTTTATTTGATGGAATTAAATTGGTAGCAATACCACCTATTTCATCTCTCATCATTGCCGAATAATGTTGTAATCCTGAATTAGAACAGTCTGCCTGTATAGGTAGTGTTGTAATAAAACTATCTGAATAATTAGTTTCAGCGTATGCTTTAAACTCATAACACCAAGCTAAGAAACAAAAAGGTTTATCAGCATCTGCCCACCAAGTATATTCTAAAGGTAAAGTTGCACAGTCAGTAATCTTTTGGGCATTATCTCTTACCCAATTAATTCTTACTGATAGTTCTTCTTTATCAACTTCTCCAAATAGATTTGCTCCTGCTATTGCAAAGATGTCATAGTTATCTCCAATACGTTTACCAAATTTAAACTTTAATAAAGCTCTACTGTAATCAGCAGATTGTGGAGAAAGCATTGCAGGTTTAGGATAAATCCTTCCTCTGAAATCCAACTGATAAGGATAGAAAAATCCACCTTTATCTAAAAGCATTTCAGCTTCTTCTAATATTCTCTTTACTTGAATGAATTTAGATTTCTGCTTTGCTTGATTAGTATAAACTTTAGATGCTTCACGTTTATATTTAATTAAGGCTTCAGGGTTAGTAGCTATATCTACAGGCTTTATTGGAAGCTCAATTTTTTCAGGATTAACTGGAAGTTTTCCTAGTGGGAAATCATTATTCCAACAGGTATTTATAACATCATAAATATCCTTATTAATTACCCATTCAGTATGTTGCATGATGTTTACACTCTCGTAAACCACAGGCATTTCTTTGACACGATTTTTTAGTTCTTCTAAGTATCTTCTGTTAGAAGCCTTCACAAAATTAAAGTGCATATTATTTGTTCTCCTTCGAATTGGCTAAAGTATTACTAATTTCCTTAGCTGATTGTTGTTTATAGTTATGCTTTTTTCCATAGTAACCGCCAACAAATGGGTTCTCCCAGTTTCTTGGTGGCATAAGCATTGGTAGATATTTAGGGAGTAAGGCTTCATTCTTAATATTGAAGTTCTTAATTTCCTCTAAAATTTTAGGTGTTGCTTCAACATAAGTAACAGTCTTCATTTTTCTACGCTTTCTGTTCTGATGTTTAACTAACCCTAATTGTTCACAATAAGAGACGAATTTAACCCCTAAATGAAGTCTTCCTTCTTTACCCCAATCGTCAAACTGGAGCTTGTGTTTATTCATGCAATAAGTCCAAACCTTTTGTTTGTACTGATACCTGTTCTTTTTTTGAGGTAGGTTCTTACCTGCTAGTCTTTTAGCTACCTGATTATACTTATCTTTTTCTTCATCTTTAAAGATAGTAATTCTAGCTTCTAGCATTAAAGCAGTACCTATTTTTATTGCTAATTTATTGAGAGTTGTTTCTGCAGAAATCCCATCAATTACATTCTTTAAACCAATGAGACTTACAGTGTCCCAAATGTGTGGGTTCTTATCTATAAATACTCCATTAACAAATGCTGATTGTGGCAGACATTGGCATAATAATTTAAGTGCTGTTTGTCTATTACCTGCTTCTCCATTGGTCATAGTTTTTACTTCGGTATTTATCATTTCAGAAAGTTTAGTTATGTATTTCTGTTGAAGTACAATCCCATAAAGAGTTGTACTTTCTTGATTATTTATAACTGCATCTTTGATTAGGTTTTGGTATCTCGTAATGCCACCTCTAATCATGGTTTCTTCAAACAACAGTTCTTCTTCTATCTTCTTGGTATAGTCATCATTTTTTTGAAACTTACCGCCAACCCCAACTTTAACTAATTCTTCTAATTGTTGTTGAAGTAAGGTCTTTTGTTCTTGTGTACTCATAGTGTTCTTTTCCTTATGGTTTATGTATTCACTTGTGTTGCCTGTTGCGTTGAGAAATACAGCAAAACACTAGTTCTGTTGCATTTGTTGCAAAGACTACCCACTAGTGGATACATCTAGTTTTTAAAAAAAAGACGTTGGCATTGCTAGAAAGTATGCAGTAGTGGGTATGAATGAGAAGTTGAGGAAGTTCCTAAGACTAGCGCGTATACCAATTCC